TTGTCTATGAAGATGCTAAAGAATCTTCATCTTATGACTTGGACGAGGCTGTGTAATTAACATCACGGGTCACATGGAAGTGACCTACTTAGGGGAATACAATGTTGTTAATTGATGCAGACATATTGTGTTACAGGGTAGGTTACTCATGTAACACTGACACACAAGAGAATGCAATAAAGACATTAGATAGTTTTATATCAGAAATCCTCACTAGCCCACTACACAGTGCTACAGAGTATAAGTTGTTCTTATCAGGTAAGGGTAACTTCAGAGAGCAGATAGCTGTAACAGCTCCCTACAAAGGTAACAGGAAGTCAGACAAGCCTGTACACTACACTGCCCTGCGTAACCACATGCTGTTGAAGTGGGAAGCAGACCTCTCCATTGGCGAAGAAGCTGATGACACCATAGCCATAAAAGCTACTGCTCTCTACCCTGATGCTATCATTGCCAGCATTGACAAAGACTTCCTGCAAGTGCCAGGTAAGCATTACAACTTTGTTAAAGACACGTTGATAACAGTGACGCAGGAAGAAGCAACATTAACCTTCTATTGTTCAATCTTGATAGGCGATAGGATTGACAACATCATAGGTGCTGCTGGTATAGGAGCTGTTAAGTCTAAAGCTCTGTTAGAAGGTAAGACAGAGGTGGAGATGTACAACGCTTGTGTAGAGATACTAGGTGCTGACAGAGTGCTAGAGAATGGTAGACTGCTCTGGCTGCGCCGAGAGGCTGGGCAGATGTGGAAACCTCCTGTGTTGGCTGTGGAGCATGTCAATGACGCACAACAACGATAAACAGTTGTTGTTGTTTCCAGAAAAAGAGACGATAGCTGTGTGGTTTAGTTGTGGAGCTGCCAGTGCTGTAGCTGCTTTTAAAACAATTGAGAAGTACGGTAAAACACACATTATTAGAATTGTTAACAACCCTGTGTTGGAAGAAGATAGCGATAATATACGTTTTAAGAATGACGTAGAGAAATGGTTAGGTATTAAGATTGAAACAGCTATCAACCCAGCTTTTCCTTCTCACTCTGCTGTAGATGTATGGGCAAAGAGAAGGTATATGAGTGGAGTTGCAGGTGCGCCTTGTACGTTTGAGTTGAAGAAAAAAGCCAGGCAGCTCTGGGAAGAAGTTAACAAACCAGACCATCATGTTTTAGGTTTTACTTATGATGAGAAGAAAAGACATGAAAGGTTTGTGTTGAATGAAAGACCGTTGCTACCAGTGTTGATTGATGCGAAGATAACAAAGAGTGATTGTTTTAAGATACTACAGAAAGCAGGTATTGAAAGACCTAAGATATACAGTCTAGGATACCCTAACGCTAACTGTATAGGCTGTGTTAAAGCTTCATCACCTACTTATTGGAATCATGTACGCAAGCAACACCCTGAAGTATTTAAACAACGTGAAGAACAGTCTAGAGACATAGGAACAAAGTTAGTTATTGTTAAAGGTGAGCGTATATTCTTACATGACTTAGACAAAGACGTTGTAGGAAGACCTTTAAAGAACCTAGACTTTGAATGCGGTATCTTCTGTGAAGAGATAAAGTGAGGGATTATGGCTAGAGGCGAGAAGACACACGTAGACAACACATGGACGAAGAGTCGCTACTTTGGATTCATTCGATCAGCACTGAGAAGCGCATTCAATCGTTACCCACCAAAGTTCAAAGCTAAGAAAGCAGCAGAGAAGACAGTGAAGGGTATGAAACACAGGTTTGAATACAAGTGCGCTCAGTGTAAGCAGTGGTTCAAAGGTGTTGAAGTTGAAGTAGATCATAAGACACCAGCAGGTAGTCTTAAAGAGTATGCAGATTTAGGTGAGTTCTGTCGTAAGCTGTTCTGTGAAGTTGATGACTTACAAGTTCTGTGTAAGGGATGTCATAAGACTAAGACAGCACAAGAGAGAGCTGCTAGAAAACAAGAATAAACTTGTTTATTAACAGTTAACGACTCTACACAAATAATCAACCTTAACCAATCCGCAGGGTTATGCAGCTAGAAGTCAGTTGAGTGTAGAGTCTTTTTTATTGAAGAAGGAGTGGTGATGAATACAAATACACAGTTAGAGCGATACGTAGACTTAGTGACAGCATGGAGCCAGGAAAGAGGTATCTTGACTAACGGTAAGATATCAACACAGACCTTGAAGCTGGTGAGTGAGATAGGTGAGCTGGCAGACAACGTAGCTAAGGGTAATAATGTCGCAGATGACATAGGTGATTGCTTAGTGGTGTTGAACAACATAGCTGTGATGTCTGGGTACAGTTTAGAAGACTGTCTGAAACATGCTTGGAATGACATCAAAGACAGGAAAGGTTACTTGAATGATAAAGGTGTCTTCATTAAGGAGAGCGTATGAAAGCTAAAGAATATGCTTTGCTAGAAATGGCGGTGAGATCAGGCATTGAATATGGGTATACACGCGCTCATAAGCACACTGACACTCCTTCTGAAACAGCGGTAATAGATGCTATCCAGATGGCTGTGATGAATGACATTAACGATTGGTTCTCTTTTGATGAGATAGTAGAAAATGATTAGCTACAGGGACATGACATTCTGTAGTCTGTCTAGCACTTGTGCATGGTCTGATAAGTGTAGCAGAACTATTACAGAGCAGGTGATAGAGGATGCTAAGAAAGTAGGACTGCCTCTATCTGTATCAGAGTTTAAATGCTACACACCTAAGAAAATGGAGAGTGACGATTGTGTATGAGTATTCGCTGGTAGTGTTGGTGACAGTGCTAGTAACAGCTTGGTTTCTTTATGATTTCAACAAAGACGATGATGACTGGAATGGAACACTATGATAAAGCACCTCCTTATACCTGACACACAAGTTAAACCAGGACAAGATTTACGTAGGTTTCATTGGCTAGGTCAATACATTGTCGATAAGAAACCTGATGTCATCATACACATTGGCGATCACTGGGACATGCCTTCACTATCTAGCTACGATGTAGGTAAGAAAGCCTTTGAAGGTAGACGATATATACACGATATAACTGTAGGTAATGAAGCAATGGACATAATGATGTCCTACATTGATGCAGAGATTGAAAGACTACGTGCTAACAAGAAGAAGCTATGGAAACCTAGATTAGTTTTTACTCTAGGTAATCATGAGAATAGAATTGAAAGAGCTATAAACTCTGACTCTAAGCTAGATGGATTGTTGAAGTATGACGATTTTAATTTAGTGCAACACAAGTGGGAAGTAATACCATTCTTACAACCCATAGTGATAGACGGTGTAGCCTATTGCCACTACTTCACCAGTGGTATCATGGGTAGACCAGTGAGCAGTGCAAGACTGCTGATGACGAAGAAGATGATGTCATGTGTGCAAGGACATGTGCAAGATAGAGACATAGCCTTTGGACGCAGGGCTGACGGCAGTGACATAACAACACTATTCGCTGGTATCTTTTATGAACATGATGAAGACTACTTAACACCACAAACTAATGGTAGCTGGTCAGGTGTGTGGATGTTAAACGATGTGGTTAATGGTAGTTTTGATGAGATGCCTGTTAGTATTAAATACCTGAAGCGCAAATACGGGAATTCAAATGGCATTAACATTGGAAGAAGTTAAACAGAAACTGATGAGACTTGATGAAGTAATTGTCTTAGAAGTTCTAGACTTAAATGCTGAAGACATCATTGATCGGTTTGAAGATAAGATCATTGATAGGCTTGAAGAATTGGCAGAGGAGCTAGTTGACTTATGATTACAAACATACAGATAAAGAGCTGTAAAGACCCCCTGTTATGGTACGCAGATAAAATAGATCAAGTGTTGGATGTAATAGAGTATGACCCACTACGGAAAGTTTATTTAGTTGCTACACACTGCGGAGCTAACATTGTGTATGATGAAGATTGTATTACTTGGGACTTAGTAACTGCTTATACACAACCACAGAGTCCTTCTACAGTTACATTAAACGATTTAAAGTATGACAGTGTAACCAAACCAGCACACTACAACACAGGTAGTGTAGAGTGCATAGAAGGCTTAGAAGCTGCGCTGACACCAGAAGAGTTTCAGGGATACTTGAAAGGCAATGCAATGAAATACCTGTGGCGGTGTAGCCACAAAGGTAACAAGAAACAAGACTTAGATAAAGCACAGTGGTACTTACAAAGGTTAATAGGAAAACAATGATGGACAATTATTCAATGTATATTCACCGGAGTCGCTATGCTCGTTACATTCCAGAGCTGAAGCGTAGAGAGACCTGGACAGAGACAGTAGACAGATACATCAACTTCTTCAAAGAACGTGTCACAGTTGTTAGTGACGCAGACTACGCAATGCT